GTTGGTAGATTTGATGGTCCAAAAACAATTTGTGTTGGCAAACTTGATGGTCCAAAATCAATTATTGATGGTAAATTTGATGGACCAAAAACAATCAGTGTTGGGCAATTCAATGGACCAAAGTTTATAAGACTACAAACAGGAAATGGTCCAAAATTTATAATCGTTGGTAAGCTTGATGGACCAAAAACAATTTGTGTTGGTATATTTGATGGACCAAAAACAATTTGTGTTGGCAAGCTTGATGGTCCAAAATCAATTATTGATGGTAAGCTTGATGGACCAAATTGAATTACAGTACACAAACCAGTCAATGGACCAAAAACAATTTGTGTTGGTATGTTTGATGGACCAAAAACAATTTGTGTTGGTAGATTTGATGGTCCAAAATCAATTATTGATGGTAAATTTGATGGACCAAAAACAATCAGTGTTGGGCATATGATTGGACCAAAATTTATAATGCTACAAACAGGGAATGGTCCAAAATTTATAATCGTTGGTAAGCTTGATGGTCCAAAAACAATTTGTGTTGGCAAGCTTGATGGTCCAAAATCAATTATTGATGGTAAGCTTGATGGTCCAAACTGAATTATGCTACAAAAATTAGGCAATGGACCAAAGTTTATGATCGTTGGTAATGTTGGTAATGGACCAAAACTAATTATCGTTGGTATGGTTAAAGGACCAAATGAAATAAGTGTTGGGCAAGTTAATGGACCAAAATTTATAAGACTACAAACAGGGAATGGACCAAAACTAATTATCGTTGGGAATGTTGGCATAGGTCCAAAAGTAATTATCGTTGGGAATGTTGGCAGTGGACCAAAAGTAATTATCGTTGGTAGTTTCAATGGTCCAAACTGGATTATGCTACAAAAATTAGGCAATGGACCAAAGTTTATAATTGTTGGCAATGTTGGTAGTGGACCAAAGGTAATTATCGTTGGGATATTAATTGGACCAAAGGTAATTATCGTTGGGAATGTTAATGGACCAAAACTAATAATTGTTGGTATATTTAAAGGACCAAATGAAATAAGTGTTGGGCATATAATTGGACCAAAGTTTATGATGCTGCATACTGGAAATGGACCAAATTCAATCATAGTTGGGAATGTTGGAAAACTACTAATTACAATTGAAGGAAATGTTGGAAGAGGTCCAAAATCTATAATCGTTGGTAACTTAAGTGGACCAAAATTAATCGTACTACAAAAATTAGGTAAAGGACCGAAAGTAATTATCGTTGGAATTGGAGGATCTACAACAATAATTGATGGAATATTAATTGGACCTAATGGTCCAATGTCTAAACAAGGAAATACAATTGGTGGTGGCTGAACATTAATTGTAGGCAAATTAATTGTAGGTATTATAAGTTGTGGTATATCTGGAATATTTGGAATTAAAAACTCTAAAGGTTGATTTGGAGTTTGTATATTAGGCTGCTTGGCTATCTCTCTTTCTGAAGGACTTTGCACAACAGTACATTGGTCTGTATTCACTTGAATCACAGGATCTATTGTGGTATTTGCTGCATAAACATGTGTGCCAGATAAATTAGTACTTGTAAATTTACCATCACCGAAGTCGAGTCTGAAACTTTTATATGAACCAGTAATTTCAACATTATATGTTGCTATTGTTCCAGTTACTGGACTAATTGATGTGATTGCAAAAAAGAAAGTTACATCTGGACATGTGAAGTCGTCAAAAATCACTTCGAGTTCAGATAAATTTCTAATTCTCCAATCCAATGTTGTTTGATCTGTTGTAAAATTAAAACCAATAAAATTTTGAGTCTTTATAATTGCATCAGCAAGTTGATTGTGGTGTTCTGATACTACAAATCCTCTTATTTCCGATCCAGCATAATTATATTTAGTTTTTGTTCCACCTAAATTTCTCGTGCAATTAGTTAATTTATAAACTTTACCATTATTGTTTTTTAATACACCGCCATAATAAAAAAGCTCTCCACTTATATTTGCATATCCATTGTTCGCCCAAATTTCATTTTCATCTGCATTAACAGGATAAATCTCGATGTTTGCTTCCCAAGGATGATTATCTGAGGTTGTTACGGTTTCACTGGTGTTATAAACCAAATACAAAGTACGATCAGTATCGTAATTTTTTGGATATACAGGAATTGGGGGGAAATTATTAGACATCTTCTCTTTATTTAGCGTTTATAGTTAGAAAATAGACATGTTAAATTGTGTTCCTATTGGTCTATAAGAAACATTGCTAAAAGTTAGCGTTGTTTCATTGAATTTGATAAATGCTTTTGCACTATAATCAAAACTCAAATAGGCAATTTTATTAGAATCAGAAGTAGCAACGAGCGTTTGATCCTGTCCATCGAATCCGACAATTGTATTATCTTGAAGATATCTAAATGATGCAGAATTAACACCAGTTCCACCTGTTTCCCAAACATTTGTATTTTGGTTATATGCAGATATAGCTCCGGTGTTATTGAAAAAGTAAACTCCTTGACTCAATGGAACTAATTGTCCTTCAAGTTTTGCCGTTCCAGACATATCAGTTAATTTTTTGATATCTTGAAAATATTCTGATGTTGATCCAGAGGTCTTATAAAAACTTTTAATTCTGAAAAATGTTCCAACACCTTGATTTCTCAAAAAGAATCCAGATGTATCTTTCCAGCATGATCTGTAAACGCTCATATGACCTTGATTTGGATTGCCACTAATGTCAAATGAAACTTCGTTATTTTTCAATTCCTGAGCGCCACTTTTATAATTCGAAGTAGTTAAATTTTCAGTAATAGTGGAAAGATCATTTAAATTTAATTTATCTTTAACTTGATTTGTAAGACTAGTTCCAGAAATTTGCGGTGTTGTAATATTTCCTAAGATAAAATAAATGCTATTTGCACTGTGCAATTCAACCCAATTCCATGGTCTGGAAATTGGGCTTTGAACTAAATAAGTTTGTGTAAAGCCATTGAACTCATGAAAATTAATTGATTCGAGAATTGGAGAATCTACAGCATTTCTGCCACTTGCATAATAAAGAAGTCCTACGCCACCATTCCCAGAAGGTGTTGTTCCTCTTGGTGAAAATCCAACATTTCTTTCAAATTCTTTTTTTTGTTGAGCTTCATTTGTTGCACCATCAAGAAATGTTTTATTTCTTGATATTGATACTGCAGTACTAAATCCAGTTTTAAATGTTTCACTTATCAATCCAAATTCAGAACTTTTAATTTGATTTGCTGAATAATAATTCCATAGCCATAAATTATATTTTTCAACAACATCAATAGCATTATCATAGGTTGTAATTCTATATGCACCATAAGCAGTATCGCATCTTAAATGTAAGTTGTAAATTCCACCAACACTATAAGACCCACGGACATTAGATGAATTGTTATGAACAAGATCATCAGCCAAATACCAAGTATATGTTGTTACTGGATCAATTGGGTCTAAACCAGAAACTTCTTCTCCAGAATAAGTTTTTCCAGTATTTGGATTGATGCCAATAGGAATATCTGCATCAACAAATACATTTACTGGAGTTCTTAATACTGGAGTTGTTGTGTATGGACCACCACTTGGAATTCCATTTACAATTTGTGATTGACCAGTTCGAACATTGAAATTTATAACTGCTTTTTCTGGTGCTGAAACTCTCGCATTAACAAATTGTGGGAATACAACTGTATCTGTTCCAAAATCATTCGTTACTGTCAATGAAACATCATAAATTCCCGGTCTAGTATAAACTTTGGTAATTGTTCCACCATCTAAGTCTTCAACTAAAACATTATCTTGAGAAATAGGACCCTCAGTCGAACTTATTGAACTGATAATAGATGAAGTGTTGTCTCCAAAATCCCAAATATAACTAATTGATCCTGATGTTCCATCTGTGCCTAATCTAAAACTTAAATCTTTGAATTGTACTGTAAAAGGAATTAAACCTATCGATTTATTCGATGTAAACCAAGCCTTTGGAATCAATGCTATACTTCTAAGATAATTGATTCTTTCTTCCATGGTTCCAGTTAATGGAAAATCTGCAATTTCATCTTTTTTACCAGCCGTTTCTTGAATTGCAATTAATGCATTTTTAATTGCATTGTGATGTTGAGCCATTACATTTTGAGTGATATTTGTTATATCTTTTGGTTTTGCAGTATCAATAAATCCGGGCAACAACTCAAGCTCATCAAAAGAAATTTGAGTTCTGCTTCCATAGTAAAAAGACAATGATCTAAATTCTGCGTCACTACATTGCTCCGTCAATGTGATAATTCCAGTATCTGGAAATCTTCCTATGATTGTAGTGTCACCATAAACTGTAATGGAGTTGTCGCCGGGATTATAGTCTTGTGAAAGTTTTACACGCAAACTATCATGAACTAAAAATAGATTATCATCTGTGTCTATGCTTGTTGGAAAATTAGATACTGAAGGTATTGTCATTAGCTCACCACGATGTTTTCAGAAAGGAATGCTTTTTTGCTATTTGAGTTTTCCAACACCAACATTAAACCGGGAATATATGAATTTGGTTTATCGTACACAAATTGAACCTCATGAATGTTGGAATTATTTTCTTGATAGCTTTGATTTGTAACTGGTATTCCATTAATGGTGCCATTTCCACCAAATATCCAGTATCTTTGACTTATATCGCCATCTGTTTGATCAACAAATTTAAAGATAGTTGGAGTTAGTGAAAGCTTTAATGCTGTTTCTTTAGATATACCAACTGTTGGTGTTACATAAAAAAATGTTGTAATTTCTTGCTTACTAACTGTTATGTAATTACTTTTTGTTGCAATTCCTTGTCCTCCAAGGACAGAAACCACATTCAATTGAACACTATAAATTCCTTCATTTTGATATGTATGTATTGGGTTTTTTTCTACGGATGTTGTTCCATCACCAAAATCCCACAAATAACGAATGATTGGACCAGTACTAAAATTTTGAAATCTAATAGTTAATGGCGGAACTCCAATGATCTTATGCGCCCTAAATATAGGCTTTGGAGCTAAGAATATATTTTCTTGTCTTTTTAATATTCCATTAAGAGATTCTGATGTCGGATCACTACTAGTACCCAAATCAACTTCCATATTATAAATTGCATCTCTTAAAGCATTATGATGTTCTGCCATCACAGAATGTAAAACATGACTTCCAGTTGACCAAGTAGATTGTCTTGATCCTGCAAACCCACGAACTAGATCGCTAAAAACATTGTTTGTTTTTGCTGCATAATATATCAATTCATAATTTCCAGCTTTGCCGGAAGGAGGACCTATGCGAAGTAGACCTTTACTTGGAAACATAGAATTGTCATTTACAATTATATATTTACCATTAAAAGAAAGTGATTGACGCAGAGTTGTTTCTGCATTATTTCTTGCTTCATATAAAGATTGGCTATTGTCAATACCACTGGGGAATGTAGATAAACCACCAATGGTATAACCAGCATCTAAACTTGAAATTCTAATTGCCATTTAATTCCTGCTTTTGGCTTATCGCCTGTTCTGCTTGATTTTTCATTTGAATCATTTTCTTGTGCATACTATCAAGATTTTTCACTGTTTGACCCTTAATTGGAATGTCATCTGGAAGAGCCAAAACAGTTTCAATTAGCTCTGTATCTACCTGCGACTGCAACAACATTTTTAAATTTATTTTTTGCAATAGCTTTTCTCCCCAATATTGTTTTTGAGATTCCAAATCGTCATAATCCTTTAAAGGCTCAACCACTTCCAAATTTCTAAATGAAAGCACAAAGAAATTAGCCTCTTCCTCTAGGTTCTTTTTCTTTTTAACAAGAGTTTCAATATTCTTATCAGCCATAACTCTCTGTCTTTTTGCTTTTCTTAGCTTGATTTCAGATATTTTTAAAGAATCAGAAGGCTTTCCCATTGATACTTTTTTATCATATATGGCTATCATCTTATTTATGTTAATATCAATCAATTCTAGGTTGTCCTTGCTTTCATCTATCTCTAAATCTAATGCTTGTAGAGATTCATATCGACTTTTTATTTCTCTTAAACATTGCCACATTTTAGATTGTGTGGTAGGTTCTTTATTTACAATGAAATATTTCATTTGGAAATAACTATGCCTCTCAGCCATTTCGTAATTTAAAATCTCATTCATTTGCTTCAAAATGTTCGTGTTTTCCATGATTTTCTCCTTAATATATTAGAGTTTCAAATCTCCATTGATTTCTTTTTAAAATAAATTAAAATGGATTTTTTCTTAAATAGGAGCGAAACATGCTGGCGGGATCTTCAGTTTATTTGAGTGGACCAATCGAATTTAATGATCTTAATTGGAGAACGGAACCAATTAATATACTTGAAAATAATTTTGGATTAAAGATTTTTGACCCATTTACAGACCCAAAACAACAGTGGTTGCCAGAAATCTCTTTAGCCAAAGAAACAAAAAATTTTCAAAGAATGAAAGAAATTGCAGAAGAATTTGTCAGAAAAGATTTAGGAATGGTCTATAAATCTGATATTCTCATAGCTTGTTTGCCATATAAAATTCCAACCACAGGAACACATCACGAAATTACAGAAAGCTGGAGAGCCATGAAGCCAACTTTACTTGTATGCCCAACAGGAATTGAAAACTTGCCAGTATGGTATTTTGGCTTATTTCCATTAAATCATATGTTTGGATCATGGAATGATCTATATGTATATCTAGATCGTGTCGATAAAGGTATAGAATACGATGATACTTGGTATCTTTTAAAGCAAAGATGCTCTTAAACTAAGCCAGCACCAACCACTGCTTTAAATTTATATCCATGCCTTAAAGCTTTTTCAGCCCAAAGAGATTTGCATTCTTGGAGCGTACTCATTTGAGGGATATCACCAAGATTTTGATGTGCATTTCTATGTATTAATATTCCATTAACTGTTCCATCAATGAAATTTAGCTTTCTATCAACAATTGGAAATAGAATGTCTTTTTCGCTTTCAATAAAACAAGAATATTTTCTGAAAATTCTATTTCTTATAGATGTACCAGATATAATTATCAGATTCCATTCTGATGGAGAATTTTTTATTCCCTCATTGATTAATGAAGAATAACTATTTCCAGCTTTATATGTTGGGCAAAATTGTGAAATTTCTTTTTCATTTTCTGAAGATATATTGCTAGTAACAACGCAAATAAATGGGCTTTTATTGAATTTGCTCTTAATTGAAGATACTGTTATCTCAACTAGTTTTGGGTTGTTTTCTGGAACAATAATAATGAATCCATAATTCAAATCTTTTGGCTCATTCATTTGAAATTCTCATGAAAGTGAAATGTCAAAATCTATTCTTATTATATCATTACTTGTTAGTGCAATATCAAGAGCAAAAGATCCATTAGCATAATCTGGAGTAAATTTATTTTGAACCCAAGGATCGGTTGGATCACTAGTAGGAACATAAACTGAAGCACTATCATTTATACTAATTCCATTGATGTACACTCTTAAGCTTCCTTCAATGTACGGAGTGCTTATTGCAGTTACTGTATAATCAATATAATTTGATGTTATTGGCTCAACATTATAATAATGATTGTGAAAATAAGTTGTTCCAATGCCTAATATTGGCTTCAATACATATGGCATGGTAGGTCCAGAAGGACCAGTTATTTCCCAATAAATATTGTCAGATGCTTCAAAAGATATAGTTCCTTCTGGAATTGTTATGGTACTGCTAGGAGTTACTACTTGAAAATCAATATCTGTCGCCTCTTCAGCGATTAAATTCAACTTAGATCTTTCTACATCTAACATTCTGACATAAGAAACTGGATTTACAACACTCGAAAATCCAAGCGTTGTGTTGATATAACTCAATGTTCCAAAATCTTCTGATTTTGATCCATCTGTATGTTCTGCTATATTGTGAAGAGACTCATCAACCGCAGATGGTCTTAAATCTCCATTTTCATCAATTGATTGATCTATTCTATTTGCTATATTTCCTTGAGTTCCAGCACCACTACGAATAATATTCGAAACATTTTCCAATTCATTGTTTATAAGAACATCTCTTTCTGCCAATTGTTTAATTGGAATGTTATCATATGTATAATGATATGGGTTCTGAGCAGAGTATTCTGGTGTTGGGAGTCTTGATAGATCAACCATGTTTATCCTTTGTTCTTATATATGACTTTTTTTATTGTTTTTCTTACCGACAATTTTCCATTGTTTTGGGAAAGAATTTACAATGTAATATTTACTGTTGTTTTTTTATATTTTTCTTCTTCTTGCTTTTTTTTATCCAACCAATAATTCATTTTAAACCACCAAGATCATATAAATTTAAATCTAAAAATTTCTTCCACAATTTAATATCTGTTTTATTTTTTGATTTTTGCAAATCAGACCAAGCGAGAATTTTTTGCCACTCATCTCCATAGTTTCCCAATATCTCTTCGTCTTTATGAACATCTTTTAAAAATTCATAAGCAACTTCATAATTTCCAAGATAAGTTATTTGAACATTACGCTTTGATTCATCCGCTATATGATTCACAATTCCAGAATATCCAAGTGGTATAATAAAAAAATTACCACAATCAACTTCTCCATTGGGTAACGATATCAAACTTGCTGCAAATTTATAAGAATTTGAAAATGTCGTGCATAAATCTGCAGGACTATCCTTTTCAACAAGAATTCCTTTAATCATCAATCTATCATTTTCAAGTATTTTTGTTCTGGCAAATAAACCTTTTCCAGCACCAGAAATAGTTGACTCTTTGATGTAGAATCGATCATCCATTTCATGGAATGTTAGTGGAGAAGTCATTTAAATACTTCCTTTTTCAATAATTAAAAGAAATTCTTCGAGAGTTATGTTTCTGCCACAAAAATCAGAAAAACATTCTAAAAAATGATTTATTATAGACATGATGATTGATTCTTTCATATCTGGTTTTTGATCAATCATTTTTTTTGCACGATTGATGGACTCTTTGTCAAGACCCCAATCAAAAACTTCATTGTCTAATACTAACATCTTTACATCTTTTTTAAGATCTTGACATTTTATATCCAAAATTACAATATTTCTTGCCATATTTTAACCAATCTTTATACAAATGATAAACGCCAATTGAAAGTTATTTGCATGGAGGAGGTTTTATTTAAATCTGCAAATGTTACCATGCTATATAAATCGCCATTTGACATTTGAAGTGCCATTTCATTGAGAGCGTATCCATTAGCATCATCAAATGTTAACACAGATGTGAAAACAACTTGACTTGGAATATTTGGATCAATTTGACTAATGACTGGCTTGCTCGCTCTGGTAATACCAAATAAACCAGTTCTTTGAGTATCAACATACTTAAGAGTTCCGCCACTGGTTCCTCCATCACCAAAAAGCATACGATTTATGAAATAATCATAAGTGCTTCCGATACTATTGGCTAGACTTTTGGCTAAGGCTTCTCTGCCCTTACGCAAAATAGTATTTTTTATTTCGGATACTTCTTTGCTACCATCTTTATATTCGATGATTCTTTCTACCACGCCAACTACGGTCATTGCTTCATGTTGATTTGTCATAATTCGCCTTTCTTCGTATTTCCATCTTGGTAATCTATTATAAATTCAATCTTTTCATTTTGCTTCAAAGATTCAACAAAATTATCTTTTGGTTGATCTTCTGGTTGATCTTTTGATGCAATAGACATTATTGGATTGATGTTTTCTGAATTTCCTGTCATTTCACTGCCTCGCCTATCAATTCTGTTAAATGTAACTTCTGGCAAATCAAACTGTTGTCCTGCTATAGTTACATTTTGTGTTTTGGTGTATCTATAAATGGTGTAACTTTCTGAAGTACCACCAGAAGAGAAAGTCTTCCAATACCTGTCTGAACCTTCGAGAGTTATTGTAGTATTTCCCGATGGATTGTTGCCATCAATTTCTTGTATAAAATATAAATCTCCATCAATTTCAATCAAATAATTCTCTTTGAAATAATCATTCTCCAATGGAGTTGATATCAAATTATTGGCTCCATTAACAATACCAAGCGAAGATTCTAAATCGCCAACTATTTGAATTTTAAAACCTTTATGACTCATATAGCCAATCTTATTGTCAACTAATCTTTGGAATATTTCAAGACTTGTTCCAATAACATCGCCATTTGTATAATTTTCAATGTAAAATTGATCGACAGTTCCATCAACAAAACCACTAATCCTATATTCAACACCAGAAATCTTTTGATAAAACCCAACACTGTAAATATTTCGAACATCATGAAAATCAGAATTTAAAACTTCAGTTCTTCCTCTTGCAGTAACTATAATGCTGCCACTTGTAGATGTGAATAATAAATTGTCATCTTTATCGTATGCCTCATAAGAAACAGAACTTACAGATGTTGGCGGAAGTGTTCCATCATCTTGTAATAATAATATTTTATTAGGCAGAATGTTTAAGATATCATAAGCTGTTGCTGAATATGCAATAATTTTAATTTTCCACGAACCAGACGAATATCCTTCAGTAACATCCCAAAGAGATTTAAATTCAGCAAAATCTTTACTGCTATCTGAAAAAGAAAAGATATTATCTTGATATATGTTTATACTACTTGTTGAGTCAATTGGATTTGAAATCCTAAATGAAAATGCTCTTGAATCAAGTCCTAATAAAGAACCAGCAAATACGGAATTGGTTTCATCCAATGGTTCTGATACTGTATTTACTTCAATTGTATTTGCAACAGGATTTTGAATTGTATACTCACCAGCTAAAGTACCACCCAAAACCTTTAAAATTCCTGTTCCATTTAAAACTACGCCAATTTGTTTAAAATTAACTTCACCAGAAAATAAAACTACACTATCGTTATAGGCAATACCAGATCCAGAATTTACAATAGTAGAACTAGCTAGTGCATTTCTCAATACGGCAGATGTAGTAAGACCGTTTTTCATGCCCCTATTAAACCACATTTGTGCATTTCCAGAAATGATAAAGTTGCTTTGCTTGTAAGTCATAAGAGCCTCAATTTCTTCAATTGGTGGCATTATGACTTCTTCAAAACCTCCATAAATATTCATTACATGTAAAATTGCATGAAAAGGTAAAGATTCACTGAGAACTTCATAAGCCTCAACAATCCTATCATCACTTAAATTTTTGATTTCTAAATCTATGTTATATTTGCTGCTCAAACTACTAAAGCACGGATCGATGAAATTCTTGTCAATATCGCATGGATCATTTGAATTTCTAATCGATCCATTGTATTCATCCATGTTATAAATGTTTTCTGAAAATGGAAATTCTGTTTTTACTTTCCCGAATATAACATTGTCATGGAATGGATTTTTTGTCGGAATAATAACATCAAACAAAGGATCTGTTTCTTCAATCAATCTTACATTCCAATTTTTTAATGGGTACTCTTGATCTCTTTCATCTCTGGTGTCAGAAAGCGATAAAGTTCTTACATAATCTTCTATCGATTGTTCGGAAGGACTATTGATCTCATTATATTTATATACTAATCTGATCGAATCGCCTTCTTCTAATGTTATTGGATTTACCGAAAGAGTATCACCAATCCATTCTATAGTTGAAATACCATCTATATTTCCAAATTCAATATAATCTGATGTTAACAAATCCCATGTGTCACTATCAGAATAACGAATATATAATTCAAAATTATTTAAATCTAATGACAATGCTGTTTTTTCTAATACAAAAGTATTTAAATTTCCGTCATAAGTAAACACTTCTTGCCAAGTATAATCGCTAATTACTTGCCACAATCTTGTATACTTTATAAATTTAATTCCAGATTGATCCAAGGATTCTATTAGACCACTTATGGTTCCTTTCTTCTTGAAGATTGGCATCGCTCTCTTTATTTGTCTTCTCCACAAATAAGGATCATTTGATTTAAGCTTCAAGCTGAAAAGATTTGATAGAAATGGCAATAATTTTTCATTCACTACATTTGCATCAAATAAATCAATAATTTGATTCGCATAATCTTCAATAATGGTAAATCCATCGGCAGTAGCTAAATTCAATTTGTTTATAACATCTGGAGTTCTATCAAATTCACTAAATCTTATTTTGAATATTTCTGGAGTATATCTTTCAAATAAAGTCGCATATTTTTCTGGAACAGTAAAATGCGATGGAACTGCTGTGGCTCTTGTATCGCCTAATAAATTAAATTTCTGATGACTTGATTTTGTTGTTCCGGCAATTACAGAAGTCCAAGTAAAACAAATGAAATAATCGCCTTCACGATATCCTTGAGCATCCCAAATATATTGAAAATTACCATATAAAGTATTTCCATTTGCGTCTGTAGACACTTTTGTAATTAATGCATTATCTTGGTCTGTAGATAGCCAAGCTGGAAATTCTGGATTGCCAAGAGTGAATACTGGTGTTGCATCTTTGTAATAAAATTTTTGTTGCGTAATACTTGATTCGAGATTGACTCTATTCTTTCTGGCTTTAAATATGTTTTCTTCAGTTGGATAATCACAAGCTAATTTCTCAGATTCTAATGTTGTTTGTAGTTTTTCTTTATCATAAATTTCTTGAGTATATTCATTGACGGTTGGATCAATAAAACTTCTTTCTATAAAATATATTACTATTTTGTCAACCCTATAAGGATCGGACAATAAACAGCCATCATCATCTGGAGTTTCTAACTCAAAAATGATTTCATCAGTTATTTTTGGATTCTCAGATATTTTTTTTTGTGCCATTGTAATTATTCGTAAACGAATCCTAATTCAATAATGTCAGATCTAATTATTTCATAAAATTTAGTTGTAACAATATTTGTAGCCCCTAAAGTTATATCATCTGTATTAAATGTAATATCAACTGATTTAATTTCCTTTAAATCAGAAAATTCTTTTATTAGATCATTTTCTTTTAATGTTTTGCCATACTCCCAACGATTAATACTGAAAAATGCATCTATTCTATTTGAAATTTTAACTCTAAGCTCATCTTCAAATTTTCGATATAATTTATCCATTGTGATTGAAATATTTACATCAACATTAACAACTACTCCGTCTTTTATACAAACATAATCTGTGATCATTTTTTTTGATTCTATGTAAGACATCAATTCTGTTTTTAGTTGATCACTAGCAACTTCTAAAGTGTTTTTATCTTTTCTTGAAAGAATATAAAGATCTATAATATTTGCTGCACATCCATGATTTCTTAAAACAGCAATAGATTTTCCAATCTGACCATTATATGGTGATACATATAAGTCGGCAAGAGTTTTATAATCTAAACCTGTAACTGCTCTGTCTTGAGTTCGAAGATACATTGGCAATTTTCTTCGAATGTCTTCAATCGTATCTCCATCATATCCATATTGTGCTTTTGTGTAATTGTTCAAAAATACACCTATTGGATAATTTAATCCGGGAACATTAACCAATACAGAACTTTGTGTTGCGTTTGTTACAAGATTTCCAATAGTTCCACCGCCAGTCCTATAATAGATGCTGATATTAGATCCTTTGGATGGAACCATACCAGCAACTCCATTTCCAAAAATGAAATATGCTGAAAAATTTGAATCAAATTCAACTCTGTATTCTCTAAATGGTTGAGACTCAGTGAAATAATCAACTTTATTCCACATAACTCCATCTACAAAAACTTGCATAGAATCATATATGACTGATTGTTTTCTAGATTGAATTGTTTGATTTCTAGATCCGTTGCTGGCGATTTCTTCAAATATTGTTTTTCCTTGTAGCCCAATAATACTGGCATTTACCACACTATTTGCTGAAATTATAATGTCTTCATCAAAAATAGGATTTCCATCTGAGTCAGCTGAAAATAATTCTATTTTTACTGAGGTTCCTCCGCCATTGACTTCAAATCCGATTGGCGTTGGTATTCTTACATCTGTTGTGATTGGATTGTTTATTGATGCTGTCCAATAACTTTTCGCTGCTACTGGTGGTTGTGGATTGTAACCAACTAGTTTGCAAAGCCTAAAAGCATTGTCAATTTCAGAAACAGTATCAATGAAAATTTCATTTGCGATTTGATCCAACTTAAATGAAAGTGTATCTGCTATAAATGCCCAATTTTCAATAAGCATAATTGCTAGAGATGATTCTACAAAATCTGTAAACTCATTGGAAAATCGTTGCTGTGTGAATTCAATCAATCTTGTTTTCATAGACCAAAAATCTTGATTGGTATAATTCAAATTAAACACATTAGGCTTGCCGATTACTTCGGAAGTTGCGTAAGGTTCAATATTAAATGGACAATTATTTGTCATCCTATGCCCCCAATGGTATTTCTAATTTTAATTCTTGTATTTTCGTAATTTCCAACCTATCGAAAAATGTTATTCTTATAAGTAAAACACTTTCATTTGTAGGATTTTCATCCAATGGATTCGCACTATCTTTATCTAAACCGCTTTGAATATATATGTTTTCTATTGCTACTCTTGGTTCCCAAGTTCTTATAGAAAATGCAATCATATCTCGTGCTTCACGCACAGTTACTGGATCATTAGGATTAAAGAACAACTTTCTTAACGGAGTTCCATAATTAGCCAACATCACTCTCTCTCTTGGATTGGTTAGCAATAGAACAATCAAATCTGATTTTATTTGATCGATACCATGTTGAATATAAAAAAAACCTTTCGGAGTTTTTGTAATTGGATATGGAACACCTTTAAAACTTTTTATATTAATCATGAGTTAATGCCTTGTTCGTCAAGATTTCCGTCACATTTATTTTTAGCAAAAGGCAACATACTAAATATGCTCATACAAGGATCTTTATCTCCTAAACTACCAATAATTTTTGAACTTGCCCTAATTGCACCAGTAGATGGATCATACATAAGAATCATTCCAATTTTTGGAGAATCCTCTTCTCCAGCAGTTCCAGCTAATAAAGCTATAAATTCTTTTGCAAAGAATATGTGCGATTTATCTGTCATATTTACATAGTAATTTTTGGTGTAAACAAGTTTGAATTTACTGATAATTTCAATCTTATTTGCAGGTTTGGAGCAGCCACCAATATCTCCAATAACTTCAATGTGATCATCAGTTGTGGCAACTATATGATTTCCAGCAACTCTTAAGAAGACATATCCGGGACCATCTTTCTTTTCTTGATATCTGTGAATATGAGGACCACGACAATTGTCATGGTGAGGACAATATATTTGAATATATTGTTGATCAGTTTTTTGTTGATCAAAATCATCACGCATGGAAAATTCAAGACCATAGCCACTTCTAATTTTTACATATGCTTTTTTCGATAGTGGCTGTGGGTCTCCTCCATGACCAACTGGATTTTGTTCTTCGTTTTGTTTTTCTGGAGAGAGACTTTTTCTCGAATCATAACAATAATCAAGTTCCTCATCAATCATTTCAAATTGATGTTTACTTGATGTTTGCATGCTTATACCATGATGTTTACCGGCTATGCATTTTTGTTTTTCATGATCGTTAAGCTCAATTCTATTGCCATGAGCAGTAAGAAGTTTAATCCCATTCCATTCGCTTCTTTTATTTGGTTCATCTTCCAAATCACTCATTTCAATCATATGTCCAGTAGTAGACTTCATATAAGTTCTACCTTCATAAACATCACCAGCACCAAAATTAAATGGCTTAGTACTTCTTTCCCAATCTGGAATGCCTTCGGGGTGACGAACAGAATCATCCATTACAAATGTATGACCAGAAACAGACATTAATTGAATTCCAGTTTGGGGAAGATCACATGTGTTGTTTTGTGGAGTTTCTGGTCCTTTATATGGACGACATTCGTTTTCGTGTTTAAAATAAGGATTTTGACCAATTTGATCTTTGTAATGTGTTGATTTTGGATGACCAGTTCTTGCATTTGATTTGAATTTTGGAATTAATTGCCCACACATGGGAATTTCTGAAGTTTTTTCTATTATTGGTTGAATATTTTTTGCATTTTGCTCTTGGTTTGTTAAAGCCTTGCCACCGTCACTCAAATCGGTATAACTTTCTGCATTAACATTATCTCCAGAAGAATCAGTTGCTGCGATTTTTCTATCAATACCAATTGATCTTGCCAAATCTGGATATGGCATTTCTGGAACACCAGCAAGACAACTCACATCATCATCTGGAACTATTTCTTTAGTATTTGGATATGTGACTCTACAATCTGGATGCGCCCACTGACCACCATAATGAAGATGGTCATCCTTCATCATAATCCAATTACCAGTACTTGACATTAATTCTATTCTTTTCCATCTTCGATTACACTTAGGATCTCCATCAACCATTTTAAGCATATGCTTTTCTGGAGTTTTAAATCCATAAATGTTTGGATATGTTATAAGCTTTTGAACTTCTGGTTTATCAGCAAAATCAAGAATAGATGTTAAATCAAAACCATTGTAAGACTCTGTATTCCAAGGAGGCAAAACTTGCGACCCATCATTTGGACCAACAAGATATCCTTTTCTATGACCTTCATGAATCTTGTTATATTCATCCATGAGTTGATTAACACCCCAATTGTGACCTCCGTCTGGACCACGATTTCTAGACCATACAGTTCCAATATAATATGCCGAAGATCGATTACCACTTTCGAAAATTAAAGCAACTGATGATCCTGCAGGTGGAACCCAACTTAAACCAGAATCATCAAATCCTCCCATGGCTGAAATTGGATTAGCCCAAGGAAGCTCTTTTATCAAAACATTGGCACGGTGTAGTTTTGGATGAAAAAATTTAATTCTATTTTGCTTCCATATGTCGATTGTTTCAATTACCAAACCAACCATAACACCAAAGAAAGTATCTTTAGTATCTGGAGCTTTATTTTGTTGATCAGACCTAGAAATTGCTTTTGTTGAATAATCAACATCTCCAAGTTGAAGCTGCAAACTTTCAATTCTTCTTTCGAGCGTAGCAATTTTTTCATTTAAACTCATATTATTTTTCCATTTATTTTTAATCTGTTTCGCCTACAAAAGTACCATCTCCAGTATTGTCCATGAAAGGACCTTCAGATCCATCGCCACCAATAGGATCATCAGCACTAAGTTCTGCATTTGGAACTGGTAAACTTACAGACAACTTAGTTATAAACTTACCAGCTTCAATCTGATGATCTACGCCCATGATCATCCATTTCTTATTTGATAAAATTTTATTTATTGGTGGATCTGCAAGCCAAGTATCACAATTTGGAGAATCTTTATCACCTATTGAAAATGGACTTATAACTACAATAGAAACAAATCTTCCAATAGTTTCGGTCAAATAATAAAAATCTTTAGCATTTCCAATTATGCTTAGTTCTCCCTTTATGCTTCTAGCTTGATCGAAAGGTTTATTTGCTGTAGTGTGAGCAGCAGTTGATTTTTCTAAAAGAATAACTCTGCTTTCTTGAGGAACAGAGTAATCGTATTCGCTAGGTATTGATTGAGCATTACCAGAACCAGAAGCTTCAATTGGACTTAAATTGGGATCTTCTTTATTTTTAGCCATTTGGCTAGAAGTGCCGCCACCAGAAACACCACCAAAACCACCAGCATCAAGAATCCATTCTATTTCTGGATTAAATTCAATAACTGGACTGCAATTCCCACCATTTACTATATAAGTTTTTTCGACACTCTTGCAGTCGCAATTTTCATCTGGCAGACATTGATCATCCTCATGTATGATTAATCTTGGACCAGTTTTTTCTGATGGATCATATTTAAAATATACACCAAGTTCGAATCCTTGAGTTCTTATTATGCTCACCCAATTTCTTATAACTGACAAAATAGGCAATTCATTCGGTTTCCAAATTGCTTGAATTCCATCACCACCACCAGTAGGAAATTCAAATTCTAATTCTTCTCCATCCCTATTTATAAAAGCAACTTCTATTGGAGGGTCTTCTTCTGCACACATGTCTATGATTGCTTCTTTTAATGTTTTTAAATTTCCTTCTGAACCTTGAATTTTTTCTATTCTTCTGTCATTATGCCTTTGCATTAAATCTGTACATTCTAATTTTATTTTTGTAATACCTTTATCAATATTTGTAAAAAGCTTTTTAGGCATGAAATGAATCCAGTCAGATAGTTCCTCTTTTACTTGTCCGCTTTGACAATCTTTAAGCAACCATCCAAATCTAAATTTATTTTCAATTGTTTCTTTTTCCGCAAGTTTTATAGTTTTATTGAGAAGACGAACAACATCAGCATAAGCATTTGAGCCTTCTCCCAACAATTCAAATTCAACTTTCATTCCTCCATTTGCTTGTTGAAGTCCATACTGCATTGAACTTATTACCATTTTATGTGGGCTTTGTTCAAATGAATCATTTCCACAATTTACTTTGAATGTTCCATTTTTCATTTCCATTTCAACATAAGGAGCATACACCTCTGATTCTGGAGGTATTTCTATAGATCCACATACATATTTTTGTATTTCTTCATTTATTATACAAGCCATTAATTCCTCAATTAAAAGTTTCTGGTATAAGTATACTTAAACCTGATTTAAAATCCCAAATATCACGGATATTATTTTTTTCCATTATTTTCCACCAGAACATAGAAGTTCCATAAAAGTCTTGCGATACTAAGTCTGGTCTATATTCGGTTGATTTATTTATAACAGTATATTTATCTCTATCACCAGATGAAATATTTCGTCTTCTATAAAGAGGAAATGTAATATACTTATCTTCACCATAATAAATTACTTTGTTATCTTCATAACGACTTCCTGAAGCAACCATTTTATTAGCTAATATTTTTGTAATTTCTATTTTATTCGCCATTAAATACCTCCAGTGCCAGTCACAACAATATCTTCTGCAAATGGTAAACTTGAAGAATTATATACAACTTCAAAATTTAAACTAACATCAACTTTATATGGACATCCAGTTTCTTCATCCCACGGAACTTGGGAATCAAATTTCACATTATAATCCAACAGTACAACGCATAAAGGAATAGTAGCCAAAATATCTTTGCATTTAATTTTCATAATTGGAGGAGGAGCATAAGGAGCAGATGCTCGTTTTGGATAAACATGTGCTTCTAACCATCTTAGTGTTGTCATTATTGCTTCTGCAGAACGACTACCTGATTTTTTTTGCACAAAAAAATGACATTCAACACTAATATTTCTATTGTCTGAATTTGAATAAGCTTTGATTGGTGCTGACCTACCAATTCCAGTTTCATCATTGTATTTTGCTGATTTTTTATCACTTATATCTGGAATATTATCAAAATACATTTGTATTGAATTATCACTTGCGTATAAATTTCCATTTGCCGACAAATCACTTTGCAAATAACAATCTTCAATCTTTTCTAATCTACCATCGCCATTTGTTGCTCTCATTTTTTACCTTTATTTAGTGCCAGATCCAACATTAGTAACTCCCTTACCACCCGTTTGGAGGAATGATCCATAAGCCCACTTAGTATTCATGAATGGTTTGTTTCTAACTTTTCTTGCTTCAGTATCTCCGCCCATTCCCCCTGCACTTGATTTAGTACTATTGTCTGTGTCACCAAGTGCATCCTTTATCTGAGTAAGAAGTTCTACCATTTGTTCGTTTAATTCAGTTTGAGTTACTGCTTCGGATGCAATTTCAGTCAATTCTGGCGAAGAAACGGTGGAAGAATTAGGTTCTGATGTCACAACTTCTTTTTGAACCTTTTCTCTCATACTAGGTTCTGGAGGTATTGCGGTAGCTACTGGATTATTTGCTTCCATTGCACCACCAGAAGCACTCAATCCGCCAATCTGACTTCCTGCAGCATTTGTCAATTTTGCCATAGCACCGAATTGAGTTTCTAAACCAGAGATATCATCAATATTCATTCCGGGTAAATTCATTGAAGACATATTTAACATAATGTTAGACATGCCAAACATTGCCTTTTGAATTTCAATTAACATGTCGGCAACAAGTTTTATTCTTGTCAAAGCTTCTGTTAATTCTGTCGAATCTGGCAAATTATTCATGATTGGATTGATAATTCCGTTGGTAAGGAATGAAGAAATACCAACCCAATAACTTGAGAATGTTTTTATGCTTTTATATATTTTTTCAATAGGCGATTTAGTGAACCAACCACCATCAGTTAATGGTGCTATATTTTCACTCAACGATGCAGAAACATTATATACTTCCTTTAAAATATCAGGAAGCACAACAAGACTTTTTGTAATTTCATTTAAAGAAGAAGCATCTGGCAAAGTAGATATTGGTCTTATAATTCCATTATTTATAAAGTTTGCTATTCCGATCCAATATGATGCAAAAGTCTTAGCAGATTCGTACATGGTTGCTATCGGAGACTTAACAAAAATGTTACTTAACCAACTACCAGTTAGAGGTTGTATCTGTTCTGAGAATGTGTCAATTACTTTCCTTACACCTATAAGGATACCAGAAACGAAAGTTAATTTGGTCATAACTTCTGTTAATTTTTCAACATTAGACATTCTATTTACTGGTTCAATAATACCAATCTGTATAAAGTTTGCTATTCCAGTCCAATAGGATGCAAAGCTTTTAGCTGATTCGTACATGGTTGCTATTGGCGACTTAACGAAAATGTTACTTAACCAACTACCAGTCAAAGGTTGTATTTGTTCTGAGAATGTGTCAATTACTTTCCTTACACCTATAAAGATGCCAGACACGAAAGTTAATTTGGTCATAACTTCTGTTAATTTCTCAACATTAGACATTTTATTTACTGGTTCAATAATACCAACTTGTATGAAGTTGGCTATTCCAGCCCAATATGATGCAAAGCTTTTAGCTGATTCGTACATGGTCGCTATTGGCGACTTAACAAAAATATTACTTAACCAATTACCAGTCAAAGGTTGTATTTGTTCTGAGAATGTGTCAATTACAACTCTAACCGCTTTAAGAATACCAGACACAAAATTCAACTTGTTTATGACTTCTGTTAGTTTTTCAACATTAGACATTTTATTTACTGGTTCAATAATACCGACTTGTATAAAGTGGGCTATTCCAGTCCAATAGGATGCAAAACTTTTAGCCGATTCGTACATAGTTGCTATTGGAGAAATGGCAAAAAGTCTTGTTAGCCAATTACCAGTCAAAGGTTGTATTTGTTCTGAGAATGTGTCAATCACAACTCTAACCGCTTTAAGAACGCCAGATACAAAATTTAATTTATCTATAACTTCTTTTAATTTATCAACACCCGATATTTTAAATACTGGTTCAATAATACCGACTTGTATGAAGTGGGCTATTCCAGTCCAATAGGATGCAAAGCTCTTTGCTGACTCGTACATGGTTGCTATTGGTGAAATGCCTAAAAGAGTCTGTAGCCAATTACCAGTCAAAGGTTGTATTTGTTCTGAGAATGTGTCAATTACACCTCTAACCGCTTTAAGAACACCAGACACGAAATTTAATTTGCTCATAACTTCATTTAACTTATCGACACTAGACATTTTATTTACGGGTTCAATAATACCAGTTTGTATGAAGTGGGCTATTCCAGTCCAATATGATGCAAAATTCTTTGCTGACTCAAGCATATATGCCATTGGCGACATATTGAAAATATTTTGTAACCAGTTTCCAGTTAATGGTTGTATTTGTTGTGAGAATGAATCAATTACACCTCTAACGCCATTTATAATGTTAGAAATTATATTTAATTTTTGAGAAGTTGTTTTCAATTCTTCAACACTAGACATCTGACTTACTGGTGTGATAATTCCAATTTGTATGAAACTAGCTATGCTAACCCAATATGATGCAAAGTTCTTTGCTGATTCAAGCATATATGCCATTGGCGACATATTGAAAATGTTTTGCAACCAGCTTCCAGTTAGTGGTTGTATTTGTTGTGAGAATGAGTCAATTACTCCTTTAACTCCATTTATAATGCTAGAAATTACACCTAATTTTTGAGAAGTAGACTTCAATTCTTCAACACCAGACATCTGATTTACTGGTGTGATAATACCAGTTTGTATGAATGTTGCTATGGCTGACCAATAAGTTGAAAAAGTTTGAGCCGATGAAGCTAATGATGCAATTGGAGAGCTACTAAAAATACCACCAGAAGTTAAAGGCTCCAAAGCAATTGTTAAAAATTCAATAGTGTTTCTTATTTCGCCAAATATCTCAGTTGATTTTTTTAATTTGTTACTTGATTCATCAATTTCTGCACTTGGCGATAATTGACTTATTGGTTTTATAATTCCATTAGCAATAAAGGAAGTTATAGCTGACCAATACTCTGCAAAAATCTTAGCAGATGAATACAGTGATGCGATTGGTGATTTTGTGAAGAATCCACCTTCAGTCAATGGTTGTAAATTAATGGCAAAAGAATCAAGAGTTTGTCTTATATCTCCAAAAATTTGCGTTACACTTTGCAATTTTGTAATTATTTCTTTTAATTCTGAATCATCAGGCAATAATCTGAGAGGAATAATTATTCCGTCTATTAAAGCGTATGCTATTCCGCTAAACCAAGCACCAAC